GCTCTCAGCCCTGCTGAGTACGCCCGAACTTCTGCCGCCAAGCGAAAAGGTAAAGCGCAAGGCAAGCAGTTCGTCGCGCAGCCCAAAGGCATTGCTGCTAAAACGCGCAGCTTCCGCCAAAAAGGCAAGTAAGGGAAAGAAGTAACCGTACGGGTGAAGCATGGCGAGTGTCAAGAAGGACGCGATCGGGCAGGAGATTCGTAAGTCGTACGAGCGCGGCCAGAAGGGCTGCCCGGAAGCGACGATGGATATCCATGTCAACCTCAAGAATCGCAACAATGCGATTGAGGAGTATGGCTACGGGCCGTTGAACCCGGAGTCCGAGTCGCGTGCTTTCTGGGACAAGAAGGCCGAGCTTTGGCAGACCACGGTGCGCGAGGCCAAGAAGGCCCGCTGTGGCAACTGCGCGGCGTTCATCCAGACCCCGGAGATGATTGCCTGTATCGAGAAGGGCATCCATGACTACGACGAGGAGATGGAACACGAGAATTACGCCCCGGATGTGGTCGCGGCGGCCAATCTCGGGTACTGTGAGCTGTTCCACTTCAAGTGTGCCGGCGATCGTACTTGCGATGCGTGGCTCGTCGGCGGTCCAATCAAGTAGGATGCGCCCATGGCACTACTCAGACTGTTCTTAAAGCCGGGTGTAGACAAGCAAAACACCGAATATGGCGCAGAAGGCGGATGGATCGACTCCGATTACGTCCGTTTTCGCTATGGACTGCCTGAAAAGGTCGGCGGATGGGCCCCGTTTGGCGAAACCATCGCCTATTTGGTGGGTATGCCGAGCGAAGTCTTCACTTGGACGGACCTTGACGGCTCCCCCTACGTTGCCGTCGGCACCAACAAGAAGGTTTACGTCTACTACGGCGGCACCTGGGCGGACATTACGCCCATCCGTGACACGAACACGGGCGTTACCTTCGATACGACGAACGGTTCCAACCGCGTAGTGGTCAATGACAGCGGCCACGGGGCCATTACGGGGGATTTTGTCACGCTTTCTGCGACAACGGGCGACCCTGGTGGCATTCCGAACGCGAGTTTGAACAACGAGTTTGAGGTTATCGAGGTTCTGAACGCCAATGAGTACGCCATCCAGGCGCCGACCAACGCGACCTCGACCGCCACGGCGGCAGGCACGGCCACGGCGGCCTATCAGATCAACACGGGGGCAGCGGTAAGCTACTCGGACTTTGGCTGGGGCACTGGGACATGGGGCTTGAGCACTTGGGGCACCCCGCGCCCGCCGTCTGCCTCGATTGCGCTCTTTTCCCGCGTCTGGCAGTTCGATAGCTTCGGCGAAAACCTCATCATGCAGCTTGTGGACGGCGGCATCTACGAGTGGCTGCCGAGCACGGGCATTGGCGTGCGGGCAACGGCCATTTCTGGCGCGCCGACCAAGAGCAAATACGCGTTGGTGTCGACGCCTGACCGGCATCTGGTCTGCTTTGGTACGGAATCGACCATCGGGACGCCTTCGTCGCAGGATCCGATGTTTGTGCGCTTCTCAAACCAAGAAGACATCAACACATTCGTCGCCACGGCGACCAATACGGCTGGCGGCCAGCGCCTGACGGACGGAAACTACATCGTCTCGGCGCTTCGCTCGCGCGGACAGATCTTGATCTGGACGGACACGGCACTGCATGGCATGCAGTACCTTGGACCGCCGTATACCTTTGGCTTCCAGCAGCTCGGGGCCAACTGTGGCCTTATCGGGCCGCATGCGTCGGCGGATGTGAACGGCGTGGCGTACTGGATGAGCAAGGACGCCTTCTTCGTGTTCGACGGTGTCGTCAAGAAGCTCCCCTGCACGGTCCAGGACTATGTATTCAAGGACCTGAACTTCACGCAAGCACAGAAAGTGCATGTGGGGATCAACACGCAGTTCAACGAAGTGACCTGGTGGTACTGCACGGCGGACACCGACTACATTGATCGCTTTGTGACCTTCAACTACCTCGAGCAGGTATGGTCCGTGGGCACTATGGCGCGTTCCGCTTGGGTGGACCTTGGCACTTATTCCTTCCCGATGGCGACACAGTACGATATCGACGGTACCGAGGCTACGATCAGCACGATTTATGGACTCACCCCTGGGCGGTCCGTGGTCTATAACCAAGAGTTTGGCAAGAACGGCAACGGGGATCCGATCCTTGCGTATGTGAAGTCGGGGTACTTCGATATCGGCGATGGCGATCAGGTGTTGTTCATGAAGCGGTTCATCCCGGACTTCAAGAACCAAGAGGGCGATCTCACGGTGAGGTTGCTGTTGCGCTTGTATCCGCAGGTCTCCGCGACGCCGAGCTCGCTTGACCCGTATGTCATCTCTCCGGGTACAGACAAGGTGGACACGCGCGCGCGTGGGCGACAGATCTCGTTGCAGATCGAAAGCTCTGCGCTCGACACCAACTGGCGCTTCGGCACGATGCGTGTTGATATCCAGCCGGATGGGTTGAGATGAGTAAGATCTTCAACGTCCGTCTGCCTAACGCAGCGGCTGTTAACTACAGTCAGGAGCAGTTTGACCAGTTAGTTCGTTCGCTAGAACAGGTTATTTTTCAGCTTAATAACACTTACACGCCGATCGTCAGCGAGGATCGCGCGGGCGCGGGTTCGTGGTTCGCAGCAGGTTCCGGTGCGGGCGGTGGGTTTGCGGGCGGGATTCGTGGCTTTCAGATCAGCAACGGCATCAGCTTGCCTAGTGCGATGATTGTTTCTGATGCAGACCAGACGAACGCTAGTATCACGGGCGAAAACCTACTGACTTACACAAGCGTGGAGTCAGACACGGGCATTCGCGTAGTTGATAACAGCAAAATCTACATGCCTTGCTCTGGGCAATACCTGGTCACATTCACGCTCCAGGTCACTAACCGGGGCAATACGGCAGCGGAGTTTGAGGTGTGGGCCAAGGACGCTGGTGTAAACTACGCGCTAAGTAACACGCGCTTTGATATTCCAGCACGCAAAAGTTCGTCTATTTGGTCTCACATCGTGCCCGCTATCACGGGTATTTTCACCGTAGAAGACCCTTCTGCGGACTATCTCCAGATTGCATGGTGGTCCGATAGCCTTGATGTGTACTTAGAGCACTATGCTGCGGGCGTCACGCCCACGCGACCTGCCATCCCTTCGGTCATCCTGACCGTTAACTTCGTCTCGGCGGCATGACATGGCAAACAAGTACTTACGCCTGTTTCTAACCCCGAGCGCCGCGACGGAGACGACGATCTACACGGCCCCGGCGGCGAACAACGCTGTCCTGTCGTCGCTTCGCGTGACGAACGACAACGCCAGCGTGGCTAACATCAGCGCTGCCATATATCCAGCTGGCGGAGCTACGCCATACAAGCTATTGAAGACATATGTCTTACCGGCCAGCCAGACGCTGGACATCTTCTCTGGCGTACCTTGTGTGTTGATCGCAGGCGATGTGCTTAAGGTCACCGCCAGCGTGGCCGATGTCGATTTCTATCTGTCATATCTAGAGATTGATCGATCGTGACAAGTGGACAAGTCTTGACAACTTACCCCATAATCAGCCCCATCTTCGCGTCCTTTCCCGGCGCGCGACCCCCTGTAGGGTCATTGGCACAAACTGGAAAGGACACCTATGGAAAATGAAGGCATCATGGGCCTGCCCGCAGGGCAAGCCATGCAAGATCCAAGGCCCACGGACCAGCCGCTTTACGTCTCGAGCGCGGACAGTTACGACGCCGCTCTGACGGCATTGGGCATGTCTTCGGGCGACCCTGCGCAAGCAGAGGCTGTCCGCCAGGCGGTCAGGGAAAGCATTGACGAACTGGACCTCAGCCCGGCTGAGGTTTCGGCGCTACTCGAGGTCCTCGAGTACATGTCGCAGAAGCCGGACGAGTATCCGCAGCTTCGCCAGCGCCTGATCGACACCGGGATGATGGACGCCGATGACCTGCCGGAAGAGTACGACCCGGCCTTCCTCGGCGTTGCCATCATGGCTCTTAACGAGTATCAGGCCTCCGGCGCTCAGGGCGCGCAGGCCCCGATGGAGATGTCGCCGGCCGTCGAAGGCCTTGAGCCGATGGCCATGGCCCAGGGTGGCCTGGCCGATGTAGCTAAGTATCTGGCCTCTCAGGGTCGCAATGGCGACTCGATCCTTGCCCATATCACCCCGGGGGAAGCGCGGCTTCTCAAGGCCATGGGCGGTTCCGGGACGATCAACCCCAAGACCGGCCTGCCTGAGTTCTTCCTGAAGAAGCTCTTTAAGGGCGTCAAGAAGGCGGTCAAGAAAGTCCTTAAAAACCCGATCTTTCGCGTAATCGCCACGGTCGCACTTGCCACGGTCCTCGGACCGGCCGCGGCGAGCGTCGTAGGCGCTGCCACGGGCACTGCCGCAGGCGTGGCCTTGTCCACGACCGCTGCGGCGGCCTCTACCGCCCTGGCCTCCACCGCGGCGGCTGCGGGCGTTTCTGCCATGGCCGGTGAGAAGATCAACGCTAAGAGCCTGTTGATCAATGCCGCGACGAGCTATTTCGGCGCGGGCGGCACGGCGTTCGGCGTCAACCCGGTTTCGAGCATCGCAAAGTATGCGGGCAAGATTCCTGGGGTTACCGAGGGGGGTAAGCTTGCGCAGGGCATTGGCGCGGGCCTCACAAGCGCGACGGTCGGCAAACTCGCGGGCATGGGCACGCAGGAAGCCCTTGGCATGGGCCTTCAGTCAGGCGTCATGGCGGGCCTGTCCTACAAGCCCCCGGGAGCTGACCAGCTTCAAGAGGTCAGTGTCACCGGGAAAAGAGTTCCCATGCGGACGCAAGCTGGGCAAGCCTACGACATGGTTGCAGGCGGCCCTGATACGCCTAATCCAGATGCGATGCGAGGTGTCGTTAGCGGACCATATGAAACGACAGGCGCTGGCGCTCCGCAGACACAGCCCGTTGGCTCTTCGGTGCCCTACGTGACGTCCTCCGGTGCCCCGGGCGCTAGGTTTGAGCAGGCGCTGGCTCGGGCTACTGACGTCTCCGCAGCCCCCGCCACAGCGCCGGGCTCGACCACCTTTGGGCGCATGGGGAGTTACCTCAGAACCCTCGCCCCGGGTGGCGAGAAGCCGACGTTTGAGGGCTTCAAGAACGCGTTTCTTGTCAACCCCGAGGCGACCTCAAAGCTTGGTCGATACGTGCCGGGCGTTGCAACAGCACTCACCGTCACGGGCCTCGCCGGCGGATTTAAAGCAGGGAAGTCGGACGAGAACCCGCTCTTCGATCGTAACTACACGGGCGAAGACTACATCCGCGACAACCCGGAAAAGTTCACCGGCGGCCTCACGCCCACGGTGCTGAAGCCCTACAACCCGGTGGTGGAAACCCCGTCGTATGGGCTTGACGCACTGAACACGAACCGCGGCCCAAGCCCCACGGCCCCCGGGCCTTATCCGACGATGCCTGTGAGCCCTGTTCCGAGGTACTTCACCCCGAGTGGCTCCCCGACGAACATGCCGGAAGGCATCCCGCAGCCGTATAACGTCTCCGGGACGTACGGCGTGCCGTTGCTGTACGGGAACCCGGTTCAGCCGGCGCGCCCCACTGGGTATCGGCAGGGCGGTGCCGTGACGAATGCGGTCAAGCAGGCGGCGAAGGATCCTTTCCAGGTGGCGCAGACCGAAGGGCTGTTGTACGGCGGCCCGGAGGCGGCAATGGCCGCGGGACAGGCCGTTCAAACGCTAAACAAGCAAAATAACCAGGGGATCATGGCCGCCCAGGGGCTGCGTGACGGTGGTCAACCGACCCATTTCCCGCGTAAAACGGGCCCGATCGACGGCCCCGGCACGGGAACCTCGGATTCGATCCCGGCGATGCTTTCGGACGGGGAATTCGTGTTCACGGCACGTGCTGTTCGCAACGCCGGCGGCGGAAGTCGCCGCAAAGGCGCGCGGCGGATGTACAAACTGATGAAAATGCTGGAAGGCGGCAAGGTCGAGGGCAAATAAATGGCAACAGATACTTCAGTCACGCAGCAGATTGTCCGAGAAGCCCCGGAAATCGAGGCATACAAGCTTCGGCTGCTTGAGGAAGCGCAAAAGTTGGCCTTCCAGCCCGGATTTGCCGAGCAGATTCCGGGATATCAGGTTGCGGGCTTCTCCCCCGCGCAGATCGCCGCGATGCGCGCTGCCGAACAGCAGGGGGTGGGGGCGTTTAGCCCCTATGTGACCGCTGCAAACCAAGGAATTGCCGGTGGCATGGGCATGACCCGTGAGGCGGCGGACGTTCTCCGTGGCGCCGACACCCGGGCACAGTTTGGGGACGCCGCGGCCGCGATGCGGCAGGCTGGAGCCGCTGCGGCGGGCATGGGCGGCGGTATTGGCCAGATCAATACCGGCCTTGGCTACATGGATCTTGCCGGCCAGCGTGCGCTTCAGTCGGATACGACGGGGCGCTTTGGCGCGGCCTACCAGGACATCGGCACTGGCGTCAATGCGCTCGCCACTTCGCAGAACATGGCCGCCCGCGCTTCGCAGGCGGATCTTACGCCGGCGACGGCAGCGATCGGGCAGGGCATGCGCGGGGTCACCGACGCACAGCGCATG